AAGACAACTTACCGCAACCTTGCCAGAAGGCTCGAAAAAGCAATCAAGGCCGCGCAAAGCTACGAGCAAAAACTCCAACGGACGGAACAAACAAAGTTCTTCGAAAGAGACTACTACACCTCCCTCATCGACAAAGCAACCGAATTTAATAACAGAGACAACAATACCGTTTGACAATCAATATGCCATTGAAGATGTGGTGTTTAAGCCCAATGTTGGACCACAAACATCCTTCTTAGCTGCTGCTGAACGCGAAGTATTGTATGGTGGTAGTGCTGGTGGTGGTAAAAGCTACGCAATGTTGGCTGATCCGTTGCGTTATCTGTACCACCCTCAGTTTTCTGGCCTACTATTGCGCCACACTACAGAGGAATTACGAGAACTCATCTGGAAAAGTCAGGAGATATACCCCAAAATCATCCCCGGCATCAAGTGGAGTGAGCGTAGGATGCAGTGGGAAGCCCCATCTGGTGCCAAACTGTGGATGTCCTTCCTAGATAGGGACGAAGATGTCATGCGATATCAGGGTTTGAGCTTCTCATGGGTAGGTTTTGATGAGTTGACGCAGTGGAAGACCCCGTTTGCATGGAATTACATGCGTTCTCGACTACGAACAGGTGCTTCCGACCTGCCAGTGTACATGAGAGCGACCACTAACCCCGGCGGTCCGGGACATGCGTGGGTAAAGAAGATGTTTATTGACCCTGCCCCATTCGGTGAAGCGTTTTATGCCACCGATATTGAGACAGGCGACACAATGGTGTACCCAAAGGGGCATAGCCGTGAAGGCCAACCCCTGTTTAAGCGTAGATTTATCCCTGCTAGGCTGTATGACAACCCTGCACTGGCAGCTTCTGGTGATTATGAGACTATGTTGCTGTCTCTACCAGAGAATCAGCGCAAACAATTGCTTGAAGGTAGCTGGGATGTAGCAGAAGGTGCAGCATTTAGTGAGTTTAATAGGGATATTCATGTAGTTGACCCCTATAATATACCCAATAACTGGACTAAATTCAGAGCTTGTGACTACGGATATGGCAGTTTTTCCTGTGTTTTATGGTTTGCTGTAGCACCAGATGAGTCCATTGTAGTGTACAGAGAACTGTATGTTACCAAGGTATTGGCAGAAGATTTGGCTGCTATGGTGTTAAATCTTGAACAAAATGAAAGTATACGGTATGGAGTTTTGGATTCTTCAACATGGCATAAGCGTGGTGATACTGGTCCTTCTATTGCTGAGCGAATGATCATGAAAGGATGCCGCTGGCGACCCGCTGATCGCAGTGCTGGCAGTAGGGTGGCTGGTAAAAATGAGGTGCATCGGCGTTTGCAGATTGACTCGTTCACTGAGAATCCACGAATGACCATCTTCAGCAGCTGCACACAATTGATTGCTGATTTGCCTACTATACCATTGGATAAATCTAATCCAGAAGACGTTGATACTAAAGTGAAGAATGACCACAGCTACGATGCTTTGAGATATGGACTTATGTCACGGCCTAGAAGTGGAAGTATATTTGATTACGACCCTACTAAACAAAAGTATGGTATAACTGCTTGTGACCCCGTATTCGGCTATTGATATTGCTAAAGGAATATAGATGCTTACAAAAGTTTGTACTACTTGCGAAGTTGAGAAGAGTGTTGATAGCTACTATAAGCAAAAGCTTGGTAAGTATAGTGTTACGGCTGAGTGCAAGTGTTGTTCTGCTGTGCGAACAAAAGCTTATTATCAAGATAACAAAGAAGTGTTTGCTGTGTACAGCAAGGTCTACTATCAAGACAACAAAGAGTTCCTAGCTGCCTATCGCAGTGCCTATAAGAAAGCAAACCCTCACCTTGTTAATGCTGACAGCGCCAAACGAAAATCAACTAAACTTAAGGCAACACCAGCATGGGCTGATCTAGAAGCTATCAAAGGAATGTATCAGCTAGCTGCTGTATTTAATCGCACTGGCATGAATTTACAAGTTGATCACATCGTCCCCTTGCAGAGCAAGTTAGTTTGTGGTCTTCATTGCGAAGCAAATTTACAGCTAATGCCAGCTAGTGACAACATTAGCAAGGGCAACAGGCACTGGCCTGACATGGCACAAACTTAACTATATAACCTAAAATATACTATGGCAACTAACAACAACTCTTTTATGGACGATAAGTCTGTAGGTTTAGAAGACAGCAATAAAGCTCAAGACGCTTTTGCTGGCAATGGCATTATCTCTTTTATTGAAGAAAGATTTAGTCGTGCTGAAGAAAGCCGCCGCTATGATGAACAGCGTTGGCTCAGGGCATACCGCAACTATCGTGGACTATATTCTCCAGATGTTAAGTTCACTGAGGCTGAGAAGTCTCGCGTCTTTATTAAAGTGACTAAGACTAAAACACTGGCAGCGTATGGTCAAATCACTGATGTATTATTTGCCAACAACAGCTTCCCTCTTTCAATCGAACCTACCATCTTACCAGAAGGTATAGCCGAACACGTTCACATTGAAACTGCTGACAAGTCTGGTCAAGGCCAACCAGCAGAAGAGACACCAGACGCTGGCGCTTTGTTTGGATACAAAGGTGACGGCAAGAGTCTACCTCCGGGTGCCACTGTGCAATCGTTGCTTGAGCGTCTTGGTCCTCTGAAGGACACGCTGAAGGATGAGAAGGTTATTGAAGGCGCTGGAGTTACACCAACCTCGTTGACATTTAGTCCGTCAATGATTGCAGCTAAGAAGATGCAGAAGAAGATATTGGATCAGCTGGATGAAAGCAATGCTAACAAGCAACTGCGTTCAGCTGCATTTGAGATGGCATTGTTTGGCACTGGTGTGATGAAGGGTCCATTTGGCGTTGATAAAGAATATCCTAAGTGGGATGAGAAGGGTGAATACAACCCCATCATCAAGACAATGCCACAAACATCACATGTTAGTGTGTGGAATTTTTATCCTGACCCCGATGCTAATAATACTGGAGAAGCACAGTTTATAATTGAGCGTCACAAGATGAGTAAGACACAAGTGATTGCTCTAAAAAGACGTCCGATGTTTCGTAAGAATGTCATTGATGAAGTTGTAACGCAGGGTGAAAACTATACCAAGAAGTATTGGGAAGATGATCTCAACGACTTTGCTCCAAACTATGGCGTTGAACGCTTTGAGGTGTTGGAGTATTGGGGCAATGTCAGCGTTGAGTTGCTGATTGCTAATGACATCACCATTCCTAAAGAACTTAAAGGTTATGATGATTTGCAAGCCAACATCTGGTATTGCAATGGCAAGGTCATTCGACTTGTTTTAAACCCGTTCAAGCCTTCTCGCATTCCATATTACGCTGTTCCATATGAACTCAATCCCTACTCCATCTTTGGTGTTGGTATTGCTGAGAACATGGATGATACACAGACGCTGATGAATGGCTTCATGCGTATGGGTGTTGACAATGCTGTGCTGTCTGGCAACTTGGTGTTTGAGATTGATGAAACCAACTTGGTGCCGGGTCAAGACATGGCAATTTTCCCCGGCAAAATCTTTCGCCGTCAAGGTGGCGCTCCGGGGCAAGCGTTGTTTGGTACAAAGTTTCCAAACGTATCTCAAGAAAATATGCAAATGTTTGACAAGGCGCGTCAGCTTGCTGATGAGTCTACAGGATTGCCATCATTCTCGCATGGACAGACTGGTGTATCCGGTGTTGGTCGTACAGCCAGCGGCATTTCTATGCTAATGAATGCTGCCTCCGGTGGCATCAAGACAGTCATTAAAAACATTGATGATTATTTGCTCCGTCCAATGGGTGAGGCGTTCTTCAGTTTCAATATGCAGTTTGACTACGATGCTGAAGCTGCTGGAGATTTAGAAGTGAGGGCGCGTGGTACAGAGAGCTTGATGCAAAATGAAGTTCGTAGTCAGCGTCTGCTTCAGTTCTTGCAAGTTGTACAGAATCCAACACTTGCTCCATTTGCTAAGATGCCTTACATCATTCGTGAGATTGCTAAGAGCATGGACCTCGATCCTGATCTTGTTAGCAACAACATGGATGAAGCTGCACGACAGGCTCTTGTGCTTCAGCGTATGCAACCCCCTGAGCCACCTGCTGGCGCTGCTCCAGAAGGTGCTGGTGGTCCTCCTTCACCAATGGATACATCCGGTGGTGGCGGTGGCAACATTGGTGTTGGTCAAGCTCCTGCTCCCGGCATGGATGGCTTTAGTGGCGCTCCTGCCGGTGCTGCTGCTCCAATGGGGCCAATGCAATGATTGTAGAAAAGCCTTGGCTTTCTAAGCTAAAACCATTTGCATATAACAACATTCAGTGGGAAGCATACATTGAAATGATTGATGCTCAGCTTGAAATGAATGCTCGTAAGCTTGAAGCATCCGTTGAGCTTGTTGATATCTATCGCGCTCAAGGTGCAGCTATGGCTTTGAAACAACTTAAACATCTGCGCGATGAAATTGCTAAAGGGGATAAGTGATGGGACTTGCTAGCGCACTCCTTAAACCAATGGTGAAGTCTGCTGTAAAGAAAGTAGATGTTCTTGCTCCTAAGCTTGCTGGTGAAACACTTGATTCAGCGCTAGAAGTGGCTCCAATTGCGGGGTCAAAACTTAATGTTGCATCAAGAGATGCCTCTGACATTTTTGGCGCTGGTTCATCTAGGGTTAAATATACAGAACCAAATAGCGGTGGGTCGATTGAAGTTCTAAGCAAGCCTGACGGCTCTGCATCTGTTCTTAGCCTAGAAGTGCCTGAAAAGTTTAGGGGTAAAAAAATTGGCGAAAGTTTGCAAGCGCAAGTAATGCAAGATTTCCCCGTCTTACAAGGCCAAGTTTCATCAAAAGCAGCAGCAAAGACCGCATATCGGCTCGGACGCAGACCACCAAACCAACCAGACGCATCGCTTGATGAGGTGTATAAAATTATGGATGAGTATTCGTCCGTCAATCTGGTTTCACCTGATATGCAAAGACAGGTGTTTATGCCATCCCAACAAGCAACTAAGTCTTCTTT